ATATGATGACCTAATGGATTTAGGTATGAACGTTGAAGCACGTTACGGAGCACGTATGTTTGAAGTAGCAGGTACTATGTTACAGGCCGCTATTAATGCTAAATCAGCCAAGATTGATAAGAAGCTAAAAATGGTTGATTTACAACTTAAAAAGCTAGCAATTGACCAAAAAAATGGTCCTACTGGCGAAAATGGTACTGTAGAAGGTGACGGATATGTTATTACAGATCGTAATAGTCTCCTAGAAAAATTGAAAAATATGAATAAATAATGTATCAGGGAACCAATATGAAATCATTTAAAGAATACTTAACCGAAAGCAAAAAGACTTGGGATTTCAAGGTAAAAATTGCTGGCGAAGTTTCTACTGCAAATGAAACATTACTTCAGAGCTTGTTAACCAAGTATCAAGTAAGCAGTTTCAAAAAATCAGGAAAGACTCCGATCCAATCAGTACCTTTAGATTTTCCAAAGATTACTCATGCCGAAGTTAACATCTATGAAGTTACTTTAGAATACCCAACAACACAATGGGAATTACATGAGTACCTTTCAAACAACTTAAGAATTAACAAAGACAATATTGTTGTTCGTAATCCAAACGAGCCATCAGAACAATATCAAACTCCAGTAGCCGAACGCACAGGCGCACTACTATCTGACCCAGATTACAAAGAGGCACCGAGTGTAGATAGCAAACAATACTATGGCACTGAGTATAACATGAGCTTTGTAAAAGCATTAAATGATACTATCAAGGCCCAACGCAAAGAGCAAGGCCAAGAAATCCCCACAGAATCAACTGTTAAGTACAATACTGATTCTACAGAAAACACAACCAGTCCAGTTCAGAAGGCGGACTTTGATCCAAGGAAATAATTATGCAAATGATCGACGTAGTTAAACGTCTAGCTGAATTAGACGCAAGCAATCCAAGAGTAGAAAAACCAGTTGCTGAAAAAGCCGAGTTTAACGGTGAAAACGCAGTTACAGGTTTTAACAAATACACAGGTGAAGAAGTTCACGAACACCTAAGTATTGATGAAATTAAAAAACTTTCAGGCCTAACTGAAAGCGTTAGCGAGTGCGGTATGATGGGTATGCCTGGTCCAATGGGCGGCATGTCGCATCAGCCACCAGCAACATTTAGCATCAATGCTTCGGCCGCAAACGGCAACGAAGTTAGCACAATGTTACGCGACATCCTAAACCTAGCAGGTATGAAGGAAGTTGGTCCTAAAGACATCGGCGGTCATGATGATGGCATGCAAGATAAAGGCCCATTAAATGGCGAACCTCCAGCAAATGATATTGAAAAAGCAATCCAGGCAATTGACCAGGCAGAAATGGACGATGAAGCAATGGGTGATCCAGCAGGTGCAGATATGGACGCAGTTGGGTCCGAAATGGGAACAGCAGGTCCAGCGGGTGGCGATGTTGGTGCAATGGCAGACCAAGTACAAGACATGGCAGACCAGTTAGCAGGCACAACTAAAGATGAATTAGGCTTAGAAGCAAATAGAATGTTTGATAATAGTCCACAAGAACAAACTCGTGCCTATGATCCAAATGATTTTGCTCAAGTAATTAGTAAAGTACGTAGCTTTGATCAAGTTCCAGCACGTGGCGGAGATAATCCACTACAAGCAAACGCTACAGAATCAATTGAAGTTAAAGACACATCAGAAGATTTAGTAGGCAAATTATTTGCAGAATACAAGGCATTTAAAGGCTAATAAATTTTAAGCATTACCAAATAGGCTCTTCGGAGCCTATTTTTTTCAGTAAATAACTGTATGGCTTTAGCAAAAGATACAACCCTAATTAAGACGGCCCATAAGACTCAGAAGTTTACTGAGCAGGATATTATTGACTTACAAGAGTGTAATGATCCAACAAACGGTCATAAGTATTTTTTAAGAAAATTCTTTGCTATTCAGCATCCTACTCGCGGACAAATACAATACGAAGCATACGGCTATCAAGATGCTCTAGTTGATAGTCTGCATAACTTTCGATTCAACGTTAATATGTTGCCACGCCAAAGCGGCAAAACAACAACAGCCGTAGGATACTTATTATGGTATGCCATGTTCAAGCCTGATCAAACTATTCTTATCGCGGCACACAAGTACACAGGTGCTCAGGAAATTATGCAACGTATTCGTTACGCATATGAATTATGTCCTGATCATATACGCTGTGGGGTTACAAGTTATAACAAACAGTCAATTGAATTTGACAACGGATCACGCATTGTTGCACAGACAACAACTGAAAACACAGGTCGTGGTATGTCTATATCATTACTATACTGTGACGAGTTTGCGTTCGTTCCGCCTAACATTGCCAGAGAATTCTGGACTTCAATTTCGCCTACGCTAGCAACTGGTGGTAAGGCAATTATTACATCAACACCTAACTCAGACGAAGATCAGTTTGCTGAAATTTGGTTTGGCGCACAACGTCAAATTACTGAAGAACAAATGGAATTACATGTTGGTGAAAACGGATTCCACGGATACACAAGTCATTGGTCAGATCACCCGGATCGCGATGATGAATGGATGAAGGTTGAGATGGGTCGTATTGGTGAAGAACGTTTCCGTCGTGAATACGGTTGCGAATTCTTGATTTACGATGAAACACTGATCAACAGTATTAGCTTATCTGGAATGGAAGGTATTGATCCTAAATTAAGAATGGGACAAGTACGCTGGTACAAAGACATCGATCCTAAACAAACATATATTGTAGCCTTAGATCCTGCGTTAGGTACGGGCGGCAACTATTCTGCTATTCAAATAGTATCTATTCCTGGGTTTGAGCAAGTAGGAGAATGGAATCACAACCTAACACCTGTACAAGCCCAAGCACGTATTATGCGTGATATTTGCAAATATATTAATGACGAATGTCAGAAGAAAAATGGAAGCCTTGCAAGCATCTATTATTCAGTTGAAAACAACACCCTAGGCGAAGCCGCACTAATTGCCATACAAGAAATTGGCGAAGAAAGCATTCCAGGAATGTTCCTAAGCGAGCCCATTAAGAAAGGGCATGTACGCCGTTTCCGTAAGGGCTTTAACACAACACAAAAAGCCAAGCTGTCTAGCTGTGCTAAACTTAAACATCTTATTGAACACAAAACTCTTAAAATTCACAGCAAAATGTTAATTACAGAACTTAAGGCGTTTATTGCCCAAGGTGTAGCATTTGAAGCTAAAGTTGGACAGTACGATGACTTGGTTAGCGCATTATTGCTAGCCGTACGCATGATTATGATGCTACAAGACTGGGATCCTGCTGTATATGAGAAGTTTAACGAGCACCCAGATGATGATTTAATTATGCCAATGCCCGTGTACATATCTAGCGTGTTTTAAATAAATATTAGAATGAAACCACTCGAAATTATTGCCCAAGATTTATTTGACAAAGTGCGTAGCCGTTTTGAAAACCTGCAAATGGGTGACGAAACAGGCGCTGTAACGCTTGACCCTAAAGATGCAAGACTCTTTGATTTTGACTTTGTATTAGAAGGCAATAACATGGGCAGAGTAAGCATTTCTATCAACGAAGTTGGTAGTTTAAAAGTTTATTATAGTCAAGGAATTATAGAAGGAGTAGATACTGCATCCGCTGGTAAGTGGTATGACTTCTTAAAAGAAATGCGTCAATTCGCAAAACGCAGACTACTAAGATTTGATACTCGAGATATCACAAAAGGTAACCTCGATAAGAACGATTTTCAATACCTAGCACAAACAGGATCACAGGAAACTAATATGCAAGAATCTAATTACTACGGTAGCTCAATGAGCAGTTACCGCAAACTAGAAAGTACAAAATTAATTTTACGCCACTCAAAAGCAGTAGCGGAAGATCAACCAGGAGCACGTAGTCGTCATATTAGTGCGATCTTTGTTGAAAACGAACAAGGCGAACGTTTCAAGTATCCATTTATTCATTTAGCAGGTGCCAAGGCAATGCAACGTCACGTAGCCAACGGTGGCAATCCATACGATGATGCTGGCCGTGCTATTGTTGGTATGAGCGAAGCTATTGCACAACTAGGTCGTTTCAAACGTCATTATGGTAGTTCAGAAAACCTAACAGATGATGTAAACACTATCGTAACTCGTGCTAAATCAAAGTTAGAAAGTCTACGTACAACAGTTGACCGTATCGGTAAGCAAGGTCACTACGAAGAATGGATGGAAAGTTTTAGCCCATCAGCACTTCCTGATCTAGACGATGTTACTCGTGAAGAATACAAGACAAAATTTACAATACAACAGTTTGATGAAACTCTAGCTGATGTATTTCCATTGCTACACGCTATCATGCAAGAAACTAGCGAACTTGATTTAGAAGAATACGTTGGTGAAGGTAAGCGTGATGGATATGATCCAGAGCAACCAGAAGGTGGTGGCGCAGGTGCTGGTGATGTTAAGAAAGACAAAGAGATGGATGAAGAAGTATGCCCATCCTGTCACAAAGATCCTTGCGAATGCGACAGCGAAAAGAAAATTAAAGAGTTTTCAGAATTTGAATCATGGGCCGATGAAATTGCAATGGAACGTTTTGCTGATTCAAGAATCGAAAGCAAAGGAACAGTTACAAGGGACACACACGGCCCAGAAGCGGTAGCATATTTCCGGGGCTACGAAGACGGCAAGCGAGCCAAATCAACAGGCGAGATGCCAGAGATTAATACTAAGTCATTTGGTGATTATATTGATGACTATCGTAGAGGTATGCACGATGCTTTCCATTTACCGAAAGTTGCTCCAGGGCGCGAACATGAAACGGACGAAGGTGTAAACAAGAGCGATGTTCCTGCGTACTTACGTAAAGCTAAAGGTGAAAAGCCTTTAACTAAACAAGAATTAGATGCAGAACCAGAAAAGAATATCAGTCATCCAAAAGCATTAGCTCGCAATAGCGGACGTGATGTTAAAGAAACAGGTTACTACTTAGATGCATCCGATTTGCCTGAGTGGACAAAGGATTCTTTACAACGTGTTAAAAATGGTGAAGTGCGTGATTGGACAGAATTGTATGCTGAACTAACAGGCGACATGGGTATCGATGACGACAAAGCAGAACGTATTGCTAAACGTGTATTTGGTTTCCAAAAGAACCCAGCACACTACAAGTCAGCACAAGATAAGATGGATGTACCTGCGGACGACCGTGATGACGATGATAACGATTTCTTAAACAAAATGAGAGCTCGTGTCAAGGGCGGCGGCTCAATTGGTATAGATAAAACAGACTTTGGAGCAGAAGTTGGTGAAGAGCAAGAACAACCAACTGGTTCGGCTCGTGAAATTGCAGAAGTAGTCAAATCAATGTTTGACGGTGAAACTGGTAAATTTCCACGTGGCGAAACTGGTGTAGTATTGCATATTAAAAAGCAGTTTGGTGATCGTGCCGCTGAGTTAGCAGAACGTTTGGTACAGCACCTAACTAGTAAACATGAAACACAAGCCCAAATGGAAGCTATCCGTAGACTAAGCGGTTTACCTCCTCTATCCGAAGCCGAAAAGAAGACCATGAGTCGTGCGGCCAAGGGCATGATGAAGTACGGTAAAAAGGGTATGAAAGCCCTAGCCGATGCAGGTAAAAAAGGTAAAGACCTAGAACCAGTACGTGCCAAGTATAACAAGTACAAAGATTAATTGGTTAAAATTACCATATTTTCGGTCAAGTAAAACTTGACAAGATAAATAAACTAGCATACAATATAACGTATGCTAGTTTTTTCTTTTATGTAGTTGCATGAAAGAAAGAGGCATAACACAAAGGCATATTATTAAGGAGAAAAATTATGGCATCTTTGGCAGAAATTCGCGCAAAACTTCAAGCGGCAACACAACAAAACACCGGTAGTTCATTCGGTGGCGACAACGCAATATTCCCTCATTGGAACATCGCAGAAGGTACAACTACAACAGTTCGCTTCCTTCCAGACGGTGACGCAAACAACACATTTTTCTGGGTTGAGCGAGCAATGATTAAACTTCCTTTCGCAGGAGTTAAAGGGGAAACAAATTCCAAACCAGTAGTAGTTCAAGTACCTTGCATGGAAATGTACGGTGAAACTTGTCCAGTTCTTACTGAGGTTCGTCCTTGGTTTAAGGATAAGAGTTTGGAAGATATGGGTCGTAAGTATTGGAAAAAGCGTTCATACTTGTTCCAAGGCTTAGTTGTTGATACCAAATTAGGTGAAGATAAAAAGCCCGAAAATCCAATCCGCCGTTTCATTATCGGCAGTCAAATCCACAATCTTATTAAGAACGCATTGATGGATTCTGAAATTGAAGAACTACCAACCGACTATGTTCGCGGTCTAGACTTCAAAATTACAAAAACTTCAAAAGGTGGTTACGCAGACTACAGCACAAGTACTTGGGCTCGTCGCGAACGTGCATTGAGTGAAGAAGAAAAAGCGGCTATCGATCAGTATGGCTTGTTTGATCTTAAGAGCTTCTTGCCTAAGAAACCAGGCGAAGTTGAACTCAAAGTGATCAAGGAAATGTTTGAAGCGTCAGTTGACGGTGAAGCATTTGACATGGATCGTTGGGGTCAATATTACAAACCAGCAGGCATGGGTGGTAGTGGTCAGTCAACTGGCTCTGCTCCACGTACTACAGCAGTTCCAGCATCTGTAGCATCTACTCCGGACGAAGATGATGTCCCTTTTGAGAGTGCGGAATCAGCACCCGCAGTTAAAGTTGCTGAAGCGGCTCCTGTGGCAGAGAAAGCTACACCAGCGACTGCAGGAACAGATGCTAGTGCGAGAGCGCAAGACATCCTTGCAATGATTCGTAACCGTCAGAAATCTTAAGGAGAATAGACTATGGGAAAGGCCTTCGATATTTCGAAGTTCCGTAAGTCTATCACCAAAAGTATTGATGGCTTAGGAATTGGTTTCAATGACCCAACTGATTGGGTCAGTACCGGCAACTATGCACTAAACTATCTTATCTCGGGGGACTTCTTTAAAGGAGTTCCTTTGGGTAAGGTAACTGTGTTTGCCGGTGAGTCTGGTGCAGGTAAATCATATATCTGTTCTGGAAACATTATTAAAGCCGCACAAGAACAAGGTATTTTTGTTGTCTTAGTTGACTCAGAAAATGCGTTGGACAAAGCGTGGCTAGAAGCATTAGGTGTTGATATTTCAGAAGAAAAACTTTTGAAACTTAATATGGCTATGATTGATGACGTGGCTAAAACCATTTCAGAATTCATGAAAGAGTATAAAGTAATGCCACAGGAAGAACGTCCTAAGGTATTGTTTGTAATCGATTCACTTGGCATGTTGCTTACTCCTACTGACGTAAATCAGTTTGAAGCAGGCGAAATGAAAGGTGATATGGGCCGTAAACCTAAAGCACTTACAAGTCTTGTTCGTAACTGTGTAAACATGTTTGGCTCGTATAACGTAGGTATGGTTTGTACAAATCACACATACGCAAGTCAAGATATGTTTGATCCAGATGACAAGATTTCAGGCGGTCAAGGCTTTATCTATGCATCGAGTATTGTTGTTGCTATGCGTAAACTTAAACTTAAAGTTGATGCAGATGGTAACAAAGTAACTGATGTGTTGGGTATTCGTTCAGCTTGTAAGATCATGAAAACTCGTTATGCAAAACCTTTTGAAAGTGTACAAGTTGAGATTCCATACTCAACAGGTATGGCTCCTAGTTCAGGTTTAGTTGATATGTTCGAAAAGATGGGTGTACTATCCAAGGTCGGTAATAAATTAGCATACACTAGTAAAGAGACTGGTGAGATTGTTGCAGAGTTCCGCAAAAATTGGAGTGAGGAAAAGCTCATGACAATTATGAAAGAGTGGGATGCTACAGCAGTCAATACAACTATATCACTTGATCAAGAGGAAGAAGAAGCAAATGGATGAGAATCTAATCATTACATTGTGGGATGTTTTTAGGGAGTATATCCCTGAGAAAAATCGTGAAATGGCGGCAAATCAGTACGTTGATTTCTTGCTAGGCAACGATATTGAAGTTGATACACTCTCAGGGTATATGGGCTATGACCCACATCTTGATGATGCTATTAAAACTGTTGTTGACGAAGAAGCCGGCGATTCAGACGACTACGACGAAGACAACGCAGGATATGATGACGAGGACTATTAATGAATTGGTATAGCAAAGTCAGTGTAGATATTTCTCACTTACCTGCTTGTATCGAGCATTATTATGCTGAGCTTGATGATGCTAGGAAAGAGGTAAAGGTTTACGGCAATCTAGAAAAAGCCGCGGCCGCTCTTCCTGGTGTCGTTGAACAACGTTTTAATCAACTCCAGGAAATCGAAGGTATCCTGGAGTACCTGAATATCGAACTTAGACGCACTCGTAGTAAAGCGTTTAAGAAGTATCTAGAAAATTATCAACGAGCTTTGAGTAGCAGAGACTGCGAAAAGTATGTTGACGGTGAGGCCGACGTAGTCGATCTAGAAAAAATTGTTAACGAGTTTGCCTTGTTACGCAATCAATGGCTAGGGATTATTAAAGGTCTTGATATTAAACAATGGCAAGTTTCTAACATTATTAAACTTAGAACAGCCGGAATGGAAGATGTACATATCTAATGTTTATCGAAGATTTGATCGATCTGGTTACTGGCTACAACAGTTGGGTCTACACCAAACAAATTAAATTAAGCTCTCCATTTGAAAATAAATTCATGGAGTCTGTTTCACATCAACTTGGAAACGGAAACGGATTAACGGAAAAACAAGCAGGTCTTGTTGTTAAGATTTTAAAATCTGTTGAGCCTGAATTAATTGCACAAGCTGGATCTAAGAAATGGGATTTAGACTCTCCGCAGTTTAAATTACCACTTAGAACTATCAATCAACGAAGATCAGTATCAATTAATAACAGTGAAAACCCTAGTCGGATTGTTGTATTCTTTCCATACGATGAAGCAATCGTAAACGCAATCAAAGAATATAAAAAAACTCGCAATGGTTTTACTGCCGATTGGAACCCCGACCAAAAGTGTTGGGTATTTTCGTTAATTGAAGATAATATTCGTTATATCAACAAAAATATTGTACCCTTAGGGTTTACTGTTGATGACGATTTTAAAAACTACGTAGAACAATTAGAATTTATTGAAAATAATTTAGAAAGTTTTGTCCCGATGCTATCATTGCAAAACGGACAGCCTGCATTTGTAAACACTCATAAAAGTGTGCCACAACCTATCGATGATAATATTGTTAAGGCGTTATTTTTAGCAAGAAAGTACGGCATTAGTGCAACAGCCGACGAAATTTTAAATCATCCAGATTTTATTAATTCAACTCCAATAACCAAGGTGTTAATGAATTCTACAAATCATATTTGGGTAGATAAACGTAAGCACGGCATTGAACAATTTAATGATGTAGTTGATTATGCTACACCTTTGTTGATTGTAATACCAGGCGGGCACGAATACGATCATATTAAGTCATGGCATGACTTTTTAAAGAGCAGAGGAATTACTAATCAAGAAATTAGCGTAATGTTTCGACTTCCAAACGAAGGTAAAGGTGATTTTAATCTGTACGTTCGTGATAATAATTTGAATAATGAAATAACTGAAAATACCAAAGTAGT